AATACTACCGACAAATATTTGGACAAAAAATTTTGGCTGGATGCGAGCGATCGGTTAATGTATGAGGGAAAAGCTCCTCAGTTTTCTGACACCAAAGCAGCTCGTATGCCAGCATTTTTTGAACATGCAAACACAAACCTCCCACAATATGCTTGAGCCTATCATTGGCCCAACACCTGAGTCTCTTCTAAATGAAATGGAGGAGACTTACCCACCTTTTACACCCCACCCAAAACAAGACATAGGTTCGATCATGTATCTAGCCGGTCAACGTTCTGTTGTTGAGTGGTATCGAGAACGATTAACTAAATGACAGAACATAAATTTCATCTAGCCATGCCTAAAGACTTACCTTATGTATGGCCTGATGTAGAACCTTTAATCACTAGAGGTTTAAAACATAGTAGTGGTGAAGCAGATGCTGACATTTTTTTCCTACCTATTTATCAAGGTCAGCAACAATTATGGATAGGATTAGATGGTAACAAAGGTTCAATACCTACTATAGTTATTACAGAAGTAATCAGGTACCCTTTAAAATCAGTTCTATATGTACATGTCTGGGCTACCAAGTCTGGTCAGGACTATGGTCCTTGGGTACAAGCTTTTGAAGAGATCAAAGATTCCGCACGTATAAATGGTTGTGACTTTGTTGAAGCAAGAGCCCGTAAAGGTCTAGCTAGAAAGTTAGTAACTCAAAGTGGCTGGACAGAGAAACAAACAATAGTAACAACTCAACTTTAGGAGAATATTATGGGGTCAATTTTTGGCAGTAAAAAAGTCGTTCAAAATATAACAAAGAAAGCAGATCCTTACGACGACACTTGGATTCATAACAAATTTGCTGCAGGTAAAAGTCAGGTCGATGAACTAACGCAATTCATGACAGAGCGTAAGGCTGCTTTAGCAAAACCTAAACTTGTTTCTTTAGGTGGTGGTGAACAGATTGAACAATCTAAACTTGGAGAATATGTAACTGATCAGTTAGGTGGTTTACGAGGTGTCGTAACTAGACAAGGAGAAGATCTCAGATCAAACATTAGATCAGTACAAGACGAGCAAGCAGCAGCACAAGCCAGAGCTAGTATACGTGACACTAGCTTAGCCGATTTAGGTGCAATAACCAGTGCTAATAGAGCAGGGTTAAGTTCAGTCGGTACTAACTTAGCTAACTTAACTACCCAACAAACTTCACAAGGTACTAACTTAGCTAACTTAGCTAGTCTACAAAGCTCACAAGGTACAAGCTTAGCTGATTTAACTGCAATAACTAATGCAAACAGAGCAGCTATGATAGCACAAGGCGAAGCTGCAGCTCAAAGAAGTCAACGTGAAAGACTTCAGTCAGCTTATGGAATGCAACCTACACAAAAGAATACAAACCCTGTGTTTAAAAATACAGGTAGCGGATTCAATCGTTTAGGAATGAGAATATTAGGACTTAATGTATAACAATGTCAACAGCTAAAGAACGTTATGATTATTTATCAAGTGATCGCAGCCAGTTTCTAAACGAAGCTGAGGAAGCAACTAAGCTTACCCTACCATATCTTATTAGAGGACACGAAGATCAGTCCAAAGGTATGAAGCAGTTAAAGACACCATGGCAATCAGTGGGAGCTAAAGGAGTAGTAGCATTAGCATCAAAGCTATCTCTATCACTCGTACCTCCACAGACTAGCTTCTTTAAATTGCAAGTGGATGAGTCACAACTAGGAGACATCCCTCCTGAAATGAAATCAGAATTAGACTTATCCTTTTCAAAGATAGAACGAACCATCCTTGATTCTATTGCAGCATCAGATGATCGTGTAGTAATACACCAAGCATTACAACATCTAGTTGTAGGTGGTAATGCTCTTATCTTTATGGGTAAAGCTGGACTAAAACTTTTTCCTCTTAATCGCTACGTATTAGAGCGAGACGGCAACGGAAACGTGATTGAAATAGTTACCAGAGAACGTATCAATAAGAAACTAATAGAGAAATATCTACCTCCCGAGGAGGAGATGCCTTTAGTATCTTCAGACAAACCAGAAGAACAGGAATGTGATATATACACTCATGTCATTAGAGAAAATAACAGAATGCTATGGCATCAAGAAGTTAATGGTCATGAGATAGCCGATTCATATAGTAAAGCACCAGTTGAAGCTACACCATGGCTACCTCTACGTTTCAATACAGTAGATGGAGAAGCTTATGGTCGTGGTAGAGTAGGACAATTTATTGGAGATCTTAAGTCTCTTGAAGCATTGTCTCAGGCACTTGTAGAAGGCTCTGCAGCAGCTGCTAAAGTTGTTTTTGTAGTATCACCTTCAAGCACTACTAAGCCACAGACTCTAGCGACTGCGGGTAATGGAGCAATCGTCCAAGGACGTCCAGATGATATCGGAGTAGTACAAGTAGGTAAGACAGCTGACTTCCAGACTGCCTATCAACTTATGGCTGCGTTAGAAGCGAGATTAAATGAAGCATTTTTAATCTTATCAGTAAGAGATAGTGAGCGTACTACTGCACAAGAAGTACAGATGACACAGATGGAACTTGAACAACAGTTAGGTGGTCTCTTTGGATTACTTACAGTAGAGTTCCTAGTACCTTATCTCAATAGAAAACTTAATGTATTCCAGAAGACAGGTGAGATACCACGTATACCTAAAGGTATGGTTAAGCCTATCATTGTAGCTGGTATAAATGCATTAGGTAGAGGACAAGATGTACAAGCATTAGGTAGTTTCTTACAGACTATTGCACAGACAATGGGACCAGAAGCTATTGCACAATACATTAATCCTGATGAATTAATCAAACGACTTGCAGCTGCACAAGGTATAGATGTACTAAACCTAGTGAAGAGTATGCAAGAGATACAGTCAGAGCAACAGCAAGCTATAAATCAACAGGCTGAACTTGAAGCTATCAAGCAGACACCTAACATGATGAAGGCTCCGATGCTCGACCCTAGTAAGAATCCACAACTCGCACCACCTGACCAACAAGTATAATGGCAGAAACATTAACATACGAAAACACCCAAGAAGTCACCACGATTGACAACCTCAACGCTGAGGAACAAGAGTCTCTCAAGGTTGGCGAAGCTATGGAGGAGGCACAAGAAAGCCTCCTTGCTGGCAAATATAAAGATGCTCAAGAATTGGAGAAAGCTTATGTCGAACTCCAGAAAAAACTTGGAGAGGGCTCTGAACCTAGCGGAGATACTGAGCAACCTACGGATGAAATCCAAGAAGAAACACAAGATACAGAAAATAAGGATGAAGCTGAAGAAAATCCTTCAGACTTTTCCTTCTTAGATACTTTATACACTGAAGCTACATCTGGCAAAGATTATAATAAAGAGACTATCGAAAAGCTAGCTGGTATGACTACTGAACAAGTAGCAGACATGCACTTACGATGGGTACAAGATGCTTCTACTAAATACATACCAAAACCTCCAGACTTTACTGAACAAGATTCTATTGAGTTGAAAGGTGTCGTAGGTGGAGAAGCTAATTACAATAATATGATTCAGTGGGCTCAACAGAATCTATCTGAACAGGAGATCAGTATGTTTGATTCTGTTATGGAGAGAGGAGATACAGCTTCAGCATTCTTTGCAGTTAAATCTCTAGCTTATAGATACAACGATACAATAGGAAAAGATGGACAAATGATTACAGGTACAGCACCTAAGTCAGACGGATCAACATTCCGTAGTCAGGCTGAAGTAGTAAAGGCTATGAGAGATTCAAGATATGATAGAGACCCTGCATACAGACAGGATATACAAGATAAATTATCACGTTCAAATATTAATTTCTAATGGCTAAGTTTGACCCAGATGAATTAAAGAAAAAGATGCGTATAAGAGATTACGCAGTCGACATGATGATAGGTAAAAAGATTCCTCCCGGTAAAGGGGGAGCACCCGGTCAGCCTTATGATGCACCTAAAGAGAATCCAAATAATCCTTATGTGCCTACTCCTAATAGACCTACTGAGTTAGCTAGAGAGTTTATTTATGATGCTGAGCCCGGAGGTGTTGTTACTCCCCGGTACTTTACTCCTCCAGAATTAAGACAGTACTTCCGAACACCCGGAATTAAAGAAAAAGAGTTGTATCACTTTAACAATTTTATAAAAAGTATGGGTGGAGGGCTTGATACAGTAAAAGGTAAAGACTCATCACCATTCACCACACCTAGATTACAAGATCAACTGAAGATTAAAAAGTGGATGGAGAATAATGACAAAGTACTTTATGGTAAAGATAAAAAACTAGCACATCACAGGTTTACTGAGCCCACTCAAAATCAACTAATCCCTATGCTTCTTAGTAATCCAGAGTTAAATGATTCGGATTTTGAGCGTATATTAGGACCTAATTATAAGAACTTGATTCAAGAGTATTTGAATAAGCAAAGCTTGAAGATTGGAAAAGCACCAGCCAACGAACCAACCAATAAAATAGCACCTACATGGCCTTGGAATACTAGAAAAAAATATCCAGATGGGTTTAGTGACGAACTGGAATTTTTTGATAAACTAACAGGTCTACCTATGAGGAAGGTATAATCATAACGGCGACCCGAATCGCATCGTCCTCGCCA